GTCGTAGCCCGGCATCAGGCTGATGATTGAGGCAAGGTTGTCAAAGCCCGAGAGCGGCACCTGCAGCGGCAGATGCACCTCCACCGCGGCGCTGGGCACCGGGTAGAAGTACACATGCCCGACCGGGACGTCCTGGTCGTAGTAGGCGTACTGCGGGAAACTGCTGCTGACGGTCTTGAGGGACAGCCGCTCGTAGGTCACGCGGTCGATCCACTCGATGCTGTAGTCGATGCCGTTCAGCCGCGAGAAGGCGCCGTTCTCCACATCCACCGGTCGCGGGGTGTCGAAGGCCTGCCCCGGGCCGATGGTGGCCGAGATGCTGGAGACGTTCGCCACCACCTCCTCCACCGTGATGATGAAGAGGCGCTGGGTGTTCCAGGAGTCGATCAGGCTGTTGAGCGCCGAGAGGCCGTAGTCGGCGTCCTCCGCGCTCAGCGGCTCGCCGGCGGCCTTGTGGCCCAGCAGGCTGTAGGCGCGGTCGATGATCGACAGAGCGCTGACCTGGCGGCCGGAGGGGATCAGGATGGTGGGCATCGCAGCGTGGGGGTTGGGTCACTTGGTAGGCGGCGGCAGGATGGGCCGGCGCTGCCAGGCGTAGCGGTCAAAGCTCATGATGAGTCCTTAAGTGATCACGGCCAGCTTGCGCACCGTGCCGCCGCCGTCCACGATCTCGATATAGCCGCTGACGGCTGTATCGGCTGTGCCTGTATGCGTGCCGAACCGCACCCTGCCCGTGCCCTTGGGGACGAACCGGATGTCGATGTTGGTGTCGGTGCCGTTGGCAAAAATCTGAAGCGGCTGTCCGGTCGCCGAGCCGTAGATGTCGGTGTAGTTGACGGCGCTGGCGACCTGCATGAACCGGGCGGCGCGGGTGCTGGAGCCCGGGACCATCTCAATTGCGCCAGTGCCCTTGCTGTAAATTTTGAGATTGATGTTGGTGTCGGCGCCTTGCGCGGAAATATCCGGCCCGGTGCCTGCCGCTCGACCTTGAATCTGGACGTAATTCCCGCCGCTTGTTCCTTGCGGCACGCGCAAACTATTAGCAGTTAAATCATTAACCAGAGCACCAAGATAGGTGGTGCCTTCAACCCAAAGACTTTCCAACCGCGCACGAAGGTACGCGGTGTTGTTGCTGATTGCGGTCCCATATGGGGCCGTCGTCTGATTCCAAGTGTTTCCGACCCATTCGTGATACCCCGCAGCGCCAGTAGTCTCAAGCAGGTACTTCGGCTTAGCTCCGCTGCCGCCATACCGAAAGTTATTACCGATGAATGAAGCACCGCTGGTGTCGGTGCAGCGGATGTGGCTGTAAGTATTGTCCGTCTCCAGCCCGTTTTCCGCGAACCAGCAACCCATCACTATATGACCGACGCTACGTGCAATTCCGGTTTGACCTTCAATAAGCAAGCCCTCGCGCTGGTTGCCGTTCATTGTGCAGCCGACTAACTTTGTCGGGCTGCTGCTGACGGTACCAAGCTTAACCATTGGGTATGCAAGCGCGCCGAACATGCTGCAAGCCACGAACGCGTTATCAGCACCAGACTCAACTTCAAGACCAATACCATCAAGCGGAAAACCAAACCGACAGTGCATAAACCGCCAGTCGCTTGATTCAGTAATGTATACCAAGGAATCGCCACGCTTGAACTCGGTGTTCTCGGCGTGGCCCATGTTGCGGTTGACGCCGATATAAAGACACCTGTCGGCACAGTTTTGGATGTAAACGTTTCGTAGGACTACGCTAAACCCATATGTGACATTCGGATTGGGCTCGGCGTGATCCGGCAAGTGCAGTCCATTACCGCTGCTGTTGCCGCTGCGGTTGCCGTCAATCGTGAGGTTCTCGATGATCGGGTTTTGAACCACCGTGGAGGCGATGGTCACCGCGTTGGCGTTCGTGCCGCTGATCTGCCTCAGGATCGTGCCGCTCGGCTCGTCGCCGGTGATGTGGACATTCGCGCTGATGGTCAGCGTCGTGAACCGATAGGTCCCAGACGCAAAGTACAGGGTGCGGTTGGCCGCCTGGGCCGCATTGATTGCCGCCTGGATGGCCGCCGTGTCGTTCGTCACCCCGTCGCCCTTGGCGCCGTAGTCCGTGACGTTCATCGGGATCGCATCGGCCGGGTCGAACAGCACCACATCCGAGCGCACCTCGGCCACATAGCCGGCGTAGCTGATCGTGAGCGTGTAGCGGCCATTCGCCGCGTAGAAGGCGTACTCGCCCGACGCATCGGCCGTGACGGTGCTGCCCGCGATGACGGTGCTGCCGTTGTCGGAGTAGATCGTCGCCGGCAGGCCGGTGGCCGTGACGGTGACCGACACGCTCGCGCCGGCGGCTGGGGTGCCGCTGGAGGTCAGCACCGCATCGAAGTATTTCTGCATTTGGGATGGCCCAAAAGAAAAAGCCCCCCGGCGGTGACACCGGAGGGCTCAGGGGGAACGACCGTCAGACGTTGAAGCCGGCCTGGGTCGAGTCGGGACGCGCAAGCATCAGCGTGTAGCTCTGCGACGCGGTCGGGGTGATGCCCGCGCCCGTGTTGTTCGAGAACGTGATGCCCACGGTGTTGGCCGCGCTGACACGCCAGCCCACGATCCCCAGGCCCGCCTGCGCGGTGGGCTTGGAGACCGAGACCAGGTCGTCGGTGGTGAGGACGCCGGGGACCGTGAAGGTCTGCTCGGCGGTGGTGTTGGCGTTGACGATGGCAGGCGAGAGCGTGACGTTGACCACGCTCATCGACTGCACATTGCCGGTGATGACTCCAGCCATGTGCAGTGCCTCCTTAGTTGCTCAGGATGCGGGCAGCAAGCTGCGCGCGGATCGTCTTGTAGCCGTACAGGACGTCCAGGCGGCAGGGCATGGTGTCCGTGCTGATGGCGTACTGGCGCACGATCCGCATGCTGATGCCGTCGTACACCTCGCGGGCCGCGAAGTCCACGCCCTGCGGCATGACCAGGTCAGCGGTCGCGAAGGTGAACGCATCCTTGTGATACGCCAGCGAGGGCTTGTAGACCGCCGAGGCGCCGCCGACCTTGGTGACGGCGGCCGACGTCAGCGGCAGGGCCACCACGTTCTGCAGTCCGCCCGAGGTCGGGCCGTAGATCGCCGGCGAGATCGCCAGCGTACCGGCGCCGCCCGCGTAGTCCGCGGTCACCACGAACTGCTGCAGCACGCCGGTGTCGGCCTTGGTCTCCGGGTGGCAGCGGTTCACGGCGCCGATGGTGATGACATCGCCCTTCTTGAAGGTCGCCGTGCCGGTCTGCACCACGATGCCGGTCGCGCCGGTCAGGGTCGTGCCGTTCACGGTGTAGAGCGTGGTGCTCGGCGCCGTGCCGGTGGTCTGCGAGGCCAGCAGCGTGTTCTCGTAGATCGTCCCGAAGCCGGCGGTGCGGCCCACCATGCCTTCGCGGTACTGCTTGGCGATCTCGGTGCTGTCCTGGAACAGACCCTTGAGGCCGTCGACCAGGTCAAGGTTGTCCTGGGTGTTGAGCAGCAGCGTGCGGTCGTTCCCGGGGGCCAGCGAGTCCACCAGCACCTTGCGGGCGGCCAGGGCCTTGTTGAGCGTGATCGCCGAGCCGATGTTGTTGACCGACTGGTAGACGTCCAGCGCCATGTTGAGCGCGTCGGCCTCGATGTTGGCCGCCAGCACCGCCATCGCGGGCTCGAGGATGCGCTGCGAGAAGTCGTCCAGGGACAGGGTCAGCTCGTTGCTGCTGAAGGTGATGTCCACGCCCTTTTGCGTGGCGATCTGCAGCGTGGTGCTGGACTCGGTCGTGTCCTGCGCGGACAGGTTGGCGCCGGTGCGGACCGTGAACTGGTTCGGCAGGCGGATCTTGAGCGAGTCACCGATCTTGGCGCCGCTCTTGGCGAAGCTGTCGTCATCTTTTCATGTTCAACAAGTGCCGCAACGCAACTTGCCCGCCTTTCGGCTGCTAACGGTTTCCCGTTAGAACAGACTATCTCTTCTCAAACATGCTTCCAGATTCGACCGGATCGAATCATGGACACCAGAGGCTGTACCACGCCGTAGCGCAGAGCAATCTCTTTGTGCGTTCCAACCTCAGAGCGTATTGCGCGCACCTGATCGGGCGTCAGCTTTGCATGGCCGTTCTTGCTGCCATGTGCTTGACGCCTCTTCTCAACCATGTCGGCCATGTTTTCATCAAATGTCCCGAGGGACAAATGGGCCGGGTTGACGCATCGCCTGTTGTCGCATGAGTGCATCACATAGGCCTCTTTGGGGAAAGGCCCGTTTGCCAACTCATACGCCACACGATGCGCGTACGCTGTCTTGCCATCCAGGTGGAATTGCCCGTAGCCGTTCGGCATCAGGCAACCCTGCCACTCATGGCATCCAGAAGGATGGATCTCAACCTTCTCTAAAAAACGATCGCTGGTTGGTCGCTTGGTCCGCATGCTTGGCCCCGCATTTCCCCTCGCTTGAGGGTACGCCTTACGGCTAGTCGTTGAACCTTCATCATACCATTATCAATGGTGCAGACGCTTGGCTGCTGATTGCCCAATCCAATGCTTTTCAAACCGTCACGCCTGCCGTTTCCAGCTACGTTGTGGTGCATATGGCTCTAAGGGGTTTCCAGCAATTAACGGGGTTTAAAGTCAGCTAGACGGTAGGTTTACTGACGGTTAATCGAACCAACAAAATTAAGCTTTTGGTGCAATATCGCGAGAGCTTTCCTTGTAACGGCAGTGGGGGTCAGAATAGTATTCGGCATGATCTTCTTTCAGAAATGAAAAAGGCCCGCCGAAGCGGGCCCATGAGGGGGGGGTGAAATGGACTAGCGTTGCGCGAGCCGTGAGCGCTCCTTGCGCATCCAGGTCTCGATGTCGTCGTCGTCGCTGGGCAGCGAGGAGGACGAGGCGCGACCGCGGTTGCCCACGGGGCTGA